GTTTTTTAAAGCGTTGCGCCGAACTGACTGGAGAAAAAGCAGTTTGTGTTACGGGCGAGGTAGCGCATGAGGACAGAGAGACACTCGTGGACGGAATTTTGTATGGAGACAAGAATGTGCTGTACGGAACTCAAGCAATTTTCTCCGAGGGTATATCAGTAAACAATCTAAGCTGTCTAATACTAGGTACTCCCATAAATAATGAGCCACTATTAACACAATTAGTTGGTCGAGTCATAAGACTACAAGAAGGCAAGATATCCCCAGTTGTAGTAGACATACATCTAAAGGGCAACACTGCTAATAGACAAGCATCTAATAGAGTAGGTTACTACATGAAGCAAGGGTACAAGATAACTCAGCTTTAAAAAATATTTCTTGACAAAAAGGTAAAAGTTTAGTATAATATGTTATTATATAATTGGAAAAAGATATACGATGCAGCGGGCGGCTCTACTACAGAGACATTCCGCATCTTCGAGATGCTCACAAAGAGTAAGATTCCAAATAATAGATACGATAAAATTTATAAATATCGTAACACAGACTTTAGTGGAAGGAGTTTTCTAGTACACCCAGATGTACTGCTATATAATTCGTTTCATTACAGCCACCGCGAAATTGCGGTATACCTTTCGATAGCTTCAATGAGAAAACTTCCACATTGGATAGCTACGAAAGACACAACCCTAGACTTGCTTCATGTACCAGATGAAGATGTAGTCCTAGAATCAATCTATGAAAGCAGACTACTTTATATCGAAAACCGCAAGGTACATTTCGTTTATGAAGAAGCCCCCGAGGAAAAACACTAAAAATGGCAATATCATTTAATCAGCAAAAAGGTTCAGCACAAAAGTCATCCATCGAAACTTTCACGTTCCGTGATGGCGACAACAAAATGCGTATCGTAGGCGACATTCTTGCTCGCTATGTATACTGGGTACAGGGAGAGAATGACAAGAACATTCCTCTAGAGTGCCTATCTTTTGATCGTAACTCAGAGCGTTTCACCAACATTGAGAAAGACTGGGTTCGTGAGTATTATCCCGATCTAAAGTGTGGCTGGAGCTATGCTACACAATGTATCGATCCCGCCGATGGCAAAGTAAAAGTAGTAAACCTAAAGAAGAAGCTGTGGGAGCAAATCATCACTGCTGCAGAAGACTTGGGCGACCCTACTGATTTAGAAACTGGCTGGGATGTTTGCTTCAAGCGAGTTAAGACTGGGCCTCTTCCTTACAATGTAGAGTACCAATTACAAGTATTGAAGTGCAAAGCTCGTCCACTAGATGATAGTGAGCGTAAAGCTATTGCAGACCTGAAGTCTATGGACGAAGTAATGGCTCGCCCTACTCCAGACGCACAGAAAGAACTTCTTGACCGTCTACGTGGGCCTTCACAAGAGCAGATGGACGAAAGCCTTGAGGAAGAGTTCAATATTGCATGATATTATTCACCGCAGATTGGCATATTAAACTAGGTCAGAAAAACGTTCCTGTACCCTGGGCATTGAACAGATACCAACTATTTTTTGAACAAATTCGAGAGATAGAGAAGCAGTGTTCAATGCACATTATAGGTGGAGACTTGTTTGACAGATTGCCAACTATGGAAGAATTGGAACTGTACTTTTCGTTTATTCGGAAAGTACAGATACCAACTATCATATATGACGGTAATCATGAAGCTACAAAGAAAAACAAAACTTTCTTTAGTCAGCTAAAGCAAGTCACGAGAGATATCAACCCGTTAGTAACAATTCTAGATATCTCTTATGTAGATAAAGATTTAGGTTTCGGCATACTGCCTTATACAGAGCTACACAAGAAAGGTTCTATAGAGCATTTTGATAAATCAAAACCTCTATTTACTCATGTAAGAGGAGAGATTCCTCCCCATGTAAAGCCTGAAATAGACCTAGATGACTTATCAGAGTTTCCAGTAGTATTTGCAGGAGACTTACACGCACACTCAAACACTCAGAGGAATATTGTATACCCTGGAAGTCCTATGACCACTTCTTTTCATAGAAGTAAAGTCTCAACGGGGTATCTACTAATTGATGAAAATTCTTGGAATTGGTTATGGGAAGAATTTCAACTTCCTCAGCTAATTCGTAAAACAGTAACCTCTACAGAAGATATGGTCGAGACAGCATATGACCACACAATCTACGAGATAGAAGGCGATATACAAGAATTAGCATCAGTTAAAAACTCAGAGTTGCTAGATAAAAAAGTTGTGAAACGAAACAGTGAAGCAACTCTCATAATGGATAAAGATATGTCCATTGAGGAAGAGCTAGCCGAGTATCTAACCTATATATTAGGCATAAACCAAGAAAAAATAACTGGAATACTAGGTACATTTAATGATTACTCTCAAAAAGCTCAAATGGAGTAACTGCTTTAGCTACGGAGCAGATAACGAGATAGACTTAAATGACAGCACTCTTACTCAAATAATCGGTACAAACGGAATGGGCAAGTCGTCCATTCCGTTGATTATTGAAGAAGCTCTGTATAATAAAAATTCAAAAGGAATCAAAAAAGCAGATATCCCAAATCGTTATGTTAATAATGGTTATGATATCTATTTGTCTTTTCAAAAAGAAGAGTCCTTGTACGAAATTACTATTAACAGAAAAGTAAATGTCAAAGTCAAACTAGAGCAGGATGGTGATGATATATCTAGCCATACAGCTACGAATACTTACAAGAGTATTCAGGAGATTCTAGGAATTGACTTCAAGACATTTAGTCAGTTAGTCTATCAAAATACTAATAGCAGCCTACAGTTCTTAACGGCTACAGATACAAATCGTAAGAAATTTCTGATCGACTTGTTGCACCTAGAAGAATATGTTAAATTGTTTGAAGTGTTTAAAGAGGCGGCAAAGGACACTGCCACTCAAGTAACAAGTGTAGAATCGAAAATAGCAACCATTGAAAACTGGTTGTCTGAAAATAAATTGAAGGATACTTCCATACTTCCTCTGTTAGAAGTTGAAATTGAGACGGAAGAAGATGAGAAAGAACTGCGTACTCTTACGGTAGAACTTCAAAATATTTCGGAAAAAAATAAGAAAATTTCAGAGAACAATAAATTTATAGAAATACTGAAAGGTATTAATATTGATGAAGCGAATAACATATCCGCTACTGAAGTTCTTTCTTATGATTCTTTACAATCCGAGGCTGGTAGCCTCAAGGGAACTATTACTAGTTCTAAAGCTGTATTAAGTAAGCTAAAAGCATTAGACGATGTTTGTCCTACTTGTGAGCAGTCTATTGATACAGACTTCAAACAAGGATTAATAGAGGCTGAAACAGCAAAGGCGGTAGAAGCCGCAGAGAAAATAAAGAATGAAATTAACCCAGAAATTGAACGAATTAAAAACAACAATTCAGAATATGAGCGCAAAAGAAATATTCAAAGCGATTGGGAAAGGGTTTATAAATCTATTGACAGGAATCTTCCGCAGACTCAAATGGATCGGGAAGAGCTTGATAGAAGGATTCAGGGAATTCAGGGCAGAATATCGGATGCAAAAGTCAAGTTGGGAGATATCTCATCAGAGAATGAAAGACGCACAAAAAGAAACACCAGAATCCAAGTAATAGAAGAACAGACCCAAGAGTTTTTAGATCAGTTAAATGATGCACAAACTATACTAGACGGTAATACTGAGTTACACTCAAATCTGGAAATGCTGAAAAAAGCCTTTAGTACAAACGGCTTACTAGCATATAAGATAGAAAACTTAGTAAAAGAACTAGAAGAGTTAGTAAATTCGTACTTGGCTGAGTTATCTGACGGTAGATTTACTTTAGAGTTTGTAGTTTCAAATGATAAGCTAAATGTACAAGTAACAGATAATGGTAATATTATTGATATCTTGGCTTTATCTAGCGGAGAGTTAGCAAGAGTTAATACTGCGACTCTTATTGCAATCCGCAAACTTATGAGTAGTATATCGAAGTCGAAACTCAATATACTGTTCTTAGATGAAGTTACAAATGTACTCGATGATTCTGGTAGGGAAAAGCTAGTAGAAGTATTACTAGGAGAAGAGGAGCTAAACACTTACGTAGTAAGTCATGGTTGGACCCACCCTCTACTAGAAAAGATAGAGATTGCAAAGAAAGGCAGTATAAGCGTGTTAGAAAAATAATATGGTAGATAGCAGAGCAAAAGGAGCTCGCGGAGAGTATCTCGTAAGGGATATGCTCCGCGAGTACACAGGACTAAAGTTTGAAAGAGTGCCTGCTTCGGGTGCATTAGAGTATTTAAAGGGAGACTTATATGTTCCGAATGAAAAGAATATATACTGTATAGAAGTAAAAAACTATTCAGAGTCTCCTTTAAATGATAAAATGTTCACGGCAGAGAAAACTAATAACCTTATTCGCTGGTGGACTAAGGTTGAGCTACAAGCTGAGAATGGAGGGCAGGAACCAATGCTGTTCTTCAAATACAACAGGTCTAAGGTATTCGTTGTTACTAGGGTAAAACCTGAGAAAAGCTTAAAATATTTCTTTATTTCTTGGTTAAATTGTTATATAATGGTAGCTGAAGATTGGTTAGAGCAGGAAGAAATAAAATTTTTAGGAACATATTAGATGGCATTTAATTTCTCAGACAAAATAACAGGATCAGGCAGGAACGCTACTCTCATAGTAGATGCTCTAAATCTAGCTTTTCGATGGAAACATCAGGGACGCACAGATTTTTGCAACGACTACATACGAACAGTAGAGTCCCTTGCCACATCCTACGACTGTAGTAACATAATAATTACTTCAGACCAAGGTTCTTCTTCCTACCGCAGAGAGATATCCCCTGAGTACAAGCAAAACCGAAAGGATAAGTACGCAGAGCAGACAGAAGCAGAAAAGCAAGCCTTCGCAGATTTCTTTGAAGAATTTGAGAATACCTTAGAGGCGCTTGCAGACTTATTTCCAGTGATTCGGTATCAAGGTGTAGAGGCAGACGACCTTGCAGCTCACCTAGTAAAGAATCGAGTTCGTTATGGGCTTGGCGATATATGGCTAATCTCTAGTGACCGAGACTGGGACTTATTGATAGACGAAAGAGTTGCTAGGTTCTCTTATGTGACGAGGAAGGAAGTTACTTTAGATAACTGGAGCGACCATTACGATGTGACTAGAGAAGAGTATATCTCTTTGAAGTGTCTCACAGGTGATAAAGGCGATAATGTTGCAGGTATCCCAGGGGTTGGACCAAAACGCGCTCAAGACTTGATACGCGAATATGGTGACGCAATGGATATTTACAATAGCTTGCCTATAGATGGAAGATACAAATATATACAAGCATTGAATGATAGTGGAGAACAGATACTAACTAACTATCAGTTAATGGATTTGATAACATATTGCGATGACGCAATAGGCTCTGACAATATAGCAGACATACGCCGGAAATTTGATTAATGAATATTGATATAAACTATAGACGAGATAATTACCTATCAGAGTTTAGTATAAAAACTCTAGAAGACAGGTACATGGTAGACGGGGAGATCTCTCCACAAGATGCTTTTGCACGCGCCGCAAAGACTTTTGCAGACGATGAAGCTCACGCGCAGAGATTATATGACTACGCTAGTAAGTTATGGTTTATGTTCTCGACACCAATTCTTAGCAATGGAGGTACAAAACGTGGACTACCTATTAGCTGCTTTCTTAATTACGTGGACGATAGCCGAACTGGTATTACATCTCACTACACTGAAAACGCTTTTCTATCGTCGGTAGGCGGTGGCATTGGGGGAAGCTGGAACGGGGTTCGGAGTGTAGGCTCGAAAACGAGCAATGGCTCCGAAAGTACGGGAGTTATTCCGTTCCTAAAAGTAGTAGATGCAGAGATGCTAGCGTTCTCTCAAGGTGTGACTCGTCGAGGTAGCTACGCAGCTTACCTAGATATTGGTCATCCAGAGATTGAAGAATTTCTCGATATTCGTAAACCTACTGGCGGTGATATTAATCGTAAGTCTATCAATCTACATCACGGTGTAGTAATTAGTGATAAATTTATGGAAATTATCGAAAACGCTACTCGTATTGAAGGTTTTGATGATTCTTGGGACTTAATTGATCCAAACAGTAAGCGAGTTACTAAAACTGTGTCTGCAAAGGCGCTCTGGGTGAAGCTCATTCAAAACCGTGTCGAGACTGGCGAGCCTTATGTTATGTTTGGTGATACTGTCCAGAATGCGCTACCTGAGTTCCAAAAGAACCTTGGACTAAAAGCGCGTCAATCGAATCTTTGTTCAGAAATTACACTTGCAACAGATGAAGAGCGTACTGCTGTATGTTGTTTATCAAGTGTAAATCTGGAAGAATATGACGAGTGGAGTACAAATGACCAGTTTATTCCTGATTTAGTACGAATGCTAGACAATGTACTAGAATACTTTATTTTCAATGCTCCTGATGAGCTAGAGAAGGCAAAGTTTAGTGCATACAGGGAAAGAAGTATTGGTCTTGGGGCAATGGGCTTTCACGCTCACTTGCAGAGACATAATATACCTTTTGAGAGTGCGCTTGCAAAAGGCAGAAACATGCAAATGTTTAAAAGACTTAAGTCGGAGGCGCTTCGTGCTACAAAAATTCTTGCAGAAGAGCGTGGCGAATGTCCAGATGCTGCTGGGTACGGTGTTCGAAATAGTCACTTATTGGCTATTGCTCCTAATGCTTCTAGTAGTATTATTTGTGGTAATACTAGCCCAAGCATTGAACCCTACCGTGCTAATGCATTTGTTCAAAAAACAAAAACAGGATCGTCACTCCTCAAAAACGAATACCTAGAGCATGCACTTGATGAGCTAGGTATGAATGATGAAGAAGTGTGGAAGAGTATCATTACGAATAATGGCTCAGTACAGCATCTAGAATTTTTAGATGACTACACAAAGGACGTGTTCAAGACAGCGGTAGAGATAGATCAACGTTGGGTGATTGATATGGCAGCAGACCGTCAGAAAGACATTTGCCAGAGCCAGTCTCTTAATGTATTTTTCCCTGCAAATGTTTCCAAACAGGAGCTTCATGCAGTGCACATGATGGCTTGGAAGCAAAAAGTAAAGACTCTTTATTATTTACGAAGTGAAGCAATGAAGAGAGCGGATAATGTTTCTGTAGAAGCATTAAGACAGTATATTTTTGAGTCAATAGACGAGAACGCGTGTTTAGCGTGTGAAGGTTAGCAGATATGAGCAACTTACTAGAAGAGAGAGATTATTATAAACCGTTTAATTACCCTTGGGCATTTGAGCATTACAAAAACCAGCAGCATATGCATTGGCTTCCAGACGAAGTTAATCTTGCAGATGATTTGAAAGATTATCGAGAAAAGCTCTCACCAGAGAATCGCCGACTCGTAAATCAAATCTTTCGGTTCTTTACGCAAGCCGATGTAGACGTATGCTGTGGCTATGCAAAGCATTACCTTCCTACATTTAAGCAGCCAGAAGTACGAATGATGCTTTCTGCGTTTGCAGCAATGGAAGCAGTGCATCAAGAAGCCTACTCATTGCTACTTGAAACTCTAGGATTTGATGAGTCTGAGTACCAAAAGTTCTATGAGCATAAAGAAATGCTTGATAAGCATGAGCATCTTGCTAATTTTGGTATGGGTACAAAGATGGACATAGCAAAGACTATGGCTATTTATTCTGGGTTTACAGAAGGCGTGCAACTCTTTAGTAGTTTTGCGATTCTTCTTAACTTTCCTCGACATAACCTTATGAAAGGCATGGGGCAGATTGTTACTTGGTCAATTAGAGACGAGAGTTTGCACGTAGAAGGTATGAGCCAGCTTTTCCGTACTTTTATTCAAGAGAACCCAGAGTTGTGGAATGATGAATTGAAGTATGAAATCTATTGTGCTGCAGAACGTACTGTGGAGCTAGAAGATGCTTTTATTGATCTCTGCTTTGAAGGTGCGGATGTGCCCGATTTAACGCCAGAAGAAGTAAAAGAGTATATTCGATATATTGCAGATCGAAGGCTACTAGGATTAGGCATGAAGAAAATCTTTAACAGCGAGAAAAATCCTTTGGAATGGTTGGACTATATGCTCAACGGGGTTGAACACACTAACTTCTTTGAGAATCGAGCTACTGAGTACTCAAGAGCGAGTACAACAGGAAACTGGCAAGATATATTTAAGTAATAAAAAGCCCTCTAATTGAGGGCTTTTTATTGCATCAGTTAAACCACCCGAACCTTATAGTTACCCGCACCGACCGCTGTAATCCTAACCTTGTTACCCGCAGGAGCGTCAAAGTTATAGTCAGTTCCTAAGACAGCACCTTGGCTTAAGATGTTGGCATCGTAGTTGATAGCCGTGCCTGAGTAGGTAGGGGCGGTAGAGCCAGTGTTGTAGTACAGGATAGCCGCAAAGTCTAAGTCGTCACCGAGCGTGATTTGATTCGCGTCAGTAATGGCGTTGAGGGCTGT